GGTTGAGATGGCAGTTGCTGCTCCCCAATAGGTCGGATAGCCATAATAGTCAGCAGAAGGACTATGTGTTCTGTAATAGAAGATTTGTGATGGGTCATCATTTTCAGCAGGATTAAACGATGCAATCCTACGATAAGGAAACTTCTTTGGATAAGCCCAATCTATTGAGTAATAATAAGCATTTATCTTATCATTTAAGTCAGCCTTTTCTGCTCTTAATTTTGAGGCATCCATATAATAAATCTCAAAACCTAAATCTCTATCTCTTTTCCATACGATGTTTAATGAAAATGCCCCATATAAAATAAAATCTAAAACACATTTGTCCCATATTTCATACATAGAATCACCCATAGAGTTAGTCATCATCAATCTATCATTATTACCATCCTTTAATGATATGTCTTCACCACGAACACCATACCATTTACTCATTACACAAGCACGATGGGTTGGTGATGCGTTATACATTCTAATCAATTCCTGTGGGGCAACATTTGTAATACCATAATAGGTATATGGAGTTCTTGTATTGATGATTAAGTTTTCTTCAATAATGGGAACTCTCGCTGTGGCAAAATTAAATACCTTTAAGGCATCTTCATATTTGTTTTCGTTTTCACTCATACTTATAAATATATTTTTTTTACCATAAAATCATATAGTAAATAATTATGGGGTTATTTCATCAGGAGCGAATATAATATTAGAGTTATATTCGTTATTAGAAACAAACTCAATATAATAATCATTTGTTGTGTTGGCAGATTGGACGATGACTTGTGCTTGTCCTGCTTCAATAAGACCCATACTTAAATCTGGATTCAAGTTCGTTGAACCAGACATCTGTTGGTAAATACCATAAGTGTATAAACCTTCATAAGGGAATCTAATTTCATTTATACCAGTTCCTTCAACAAATATAAACTCATCATATCTTACCTTATGTGTTGATACATTAGTTGGAATAAATGTTACATTTTGTTTTGAGAAAATGTGGGTAAAAGAAAATAACCATTCAGGGTTAGGGATTGTCGCATTTTGGGACACCGTAACCACCATAGTATTTTGTTGATTTGTCTTGATTAAAAGCATAATATAAAAACATAGGGGCACGAGTCCCCTATGTATTAAATTGTTTAGTTTTATCCTACTACAATACCAGTTACTACACTTGATAGTGTGCCTGATAATTGGTTCATTGGGTTTTGTTCCAACGCTTGGAAAGTTATATTATAACCATTTTGGTCTCCTAATGCTTTACCTGTTACAGAAGTTCCAGCACTTACGAATGCTCCATAAACCTCACCCATCAAGAAATAATCTCCATTATTATCAGCAAAGACAATCGCCAATTGAGGTGATTGTGCTAATGTTTTTAAGATATTTCTTTTAGCTTGGTCTAATTTAGCAAAGTAAGTAACAAGTTCTTGTGTGTAGAATACAGTTCCGTTTTCTAAAGAAGCATTTACTGTTTCAGTATATTGAGAACTGGTTCTGATAAGTTGGAACTCATAGAAAGTTCCTGTTCCACTTATTGAAGTGATAGTATCACCAGAGTTTTTCGTGATTGATGCGATGTTTGTAAAATCTGTTATGTAAGCAGTTAAAACACCACCGACATTATCACGACAACTTAAAGCAATACCAGCTGTTAAATTACACGCCATTTGTTTTAATTTTGTTTAATAGTTTATTTATAAATGGGGGATAAACTCCCCCATTAAATTGTATTAAGATAATCCGTTAGTCACGAAAAACTCTGGGAACGCAATTTGTGTTCCTAATTTCCAAGCAGCCATAATTCTTACTTCTTGAAAATCTTGAGACCACCATGCTCTGAATGAATCCTCATCAGATGTTAAGTCAACACCTACCAAGAAATATTGAGATGGAGCAGCAACGATTAAATTAGAACCGTTCAATCCTGGAACACCTACAACTTTGTAGTTAGTGTGTGGGTGGAATACAGAATAAACTGAACCTAATTTATTTTCGCTTGAATCAATGTAGAAGTTATTTACTGTTCTTACAGCAGTTAAGTAACACTTGAATTGTGTTTGAGACATAAAGATAATAATATCATCTCTATCATACACATTTGAACTCATAGCGTTGATTAAATTATCAACTTGAGCCAATACATTAGCACCTTTTTCTGTTGATGAAGCACCAGTTACAGAACATAAAGCAGTTTGACCGCTCAATTCAACAACACCTGCGGTATTTGCTAATAATTCCTTGAAACCACTAAATGATGATGAACCTGAAGTTGCTTGCCATAACAAGTTTTCGTTGTATCTTTTGATTTGTTTTGTTTGTAAATCAACAATCGCAGCCTCAAATGGTGCGTTTTCATTATATGAACCAGGATTTAAGAATTGACCTAACCATAATGTGTTTAATTGTTGTAAACATAATGATTGGTTCACCTTTAATGCTTGAACCGATAATGCTGCTGTTGTGAAAGTTACAGCACCTTCGTTAGACCAACCACAAGTTGTTCCTGTTTGAACTGCTAATGTTTCAGAAAGTAAGTTCACATTTTGTGTTCCTTTAATTCCGGGAATTACATTTACATATTCCATAGTTACTGGAGTCAATACCGCTTCTGAAATGATGTCGGTATTTAACGCATCAACATAAGTGTTTAATCCACCTAAATCGTAACTAAAATTAAGTTTTGAAAGATTTTTTTTCATCTTATTTTATTTTGTTTTTTTTAATTGTTATGAGACATTGTCTCTCTTAATCTCTTGAACCCTTCTAATCTTGAATTATTAGGAGTTGAAAAAGATTCTGGGTTTATTTGTTTTTTAATTGGGGAACCAGCCGGTTCGTTTGAAAACTTCTTGAACTTTGTTTCCAATAATTCTTGTTTTGATGCCATTTCAGTAATTTTGGTTTCCAATCTTTTAATTGTCGTTGAGAACGCATCAATTAAAGCAGCCATTTCATCTTCTTTTTCTGGTGCTTCTTCAATATTTTCTCTTTCAACAATTTTTCCATCTTTAACCATCACTCTAATTTTGACTTCATTACCTGATTCATCTTTGAGTTTGATTTCGTGTTCTCCATCGGGAGCAGGTGATTTCTCACCATCTTGGACTACATCAATAGTTTCACCTACATCAAATGTTGGACTATCCACGATTGCTCCTGTAGCAGTTTCTGCTTCAGTAAATGCGTTAAACATTCCACCTTCAGCAGCCTTTGCCGCTTTTGATTGAACGCCTTGAATTGACCCACCATTTATTGATATAACTTTACCATCAGCAGTTTCGTAATCACCATCAGTTACGGCAGATAAACTACCATCATAACCAACTTTCTTTACAAGAACTCCTGCTTCAACTGAATCACCACCGATACGAAGAATTGTTCCATCAGCTAATTTGATGTCTCCGTCTTCCATATCAATCATAGGTTCTCTTGATTCTGCCATAGTTTCATCTTTGATTTCAGCTTCTTTTTTCTTTTCTTCAAGTTTAGCGTCTTCGGTTTTTTCTTCCATATCGCCCATCTTGATTTTAGAAACTTTGCCTTCCTCATCAACTTCTACTTCAGAACCATCTTCGAGTTTATGAGTTCCTGCTGGTGCTGGAATCATTCCCTCGTCTGTTGCAACATATAACATTTTTCCAACTTCCAAAGTATCATCTTCCATTTTTAGCATAACACCTTGTTCGGTTTTAGCATCATAGAATGTCTCGTTTGTAAAATTAAGAATCTTCATTATCTTGTTGATTGCTTCTTTACTATTCATCTTTAATTGATTTAAGTATATTTCTTATTTGGTTTATTTTTTTGTCCTCTTTTGAGAAGACACTTTTTTCAGCGAATAGACCTTCTACGCTGAAACCTGTTAAGGATTTTTCTTTAATCATTTTCCACACATTATCATCGTTTACTTTCATAGCAACGAACCAAGTTCCTGCCGGTAAGTTAAAACCATACTTGTGTGATTTATCGTAAATTGGGTCTTCTGAAACCCACGATTCTGTGATATAAACTTTGTCTTTACCCAATTTAATACCATCGTGTTCTACTGATGTTTCATCTGTTCTTTTTTCTTTTAAGAACTTATCAGCCATCTTTTTAATTGATGTCTTACTAAAGAAAACATAATAAGGTTCACCCATATCTGAATAACGAATAATCATTTTATTCGGCACCATAGCAGCACCTACGAGTATTCGTTTTTCATCATTAAATGAAAATACCATCTTCTCTTTTTCTAATGAAGCAATCTTTCTTTCAGCATAGGTTAAACCTGCTTCCCCACCCCAACTATCATACATCAATTTACCACATCCTTCATCATACGATTTAGAACTTGTTAAATCTACTTTGTGTCTTGATAAATAACTATACATTCTTTTTAATGTATCAATTGAAATGGGTTCGCCTTTTGCCAGTTGAGATGCTCTTGTTTTACCAACAGCAGTTCCACAACTACCCCATCCATTTTTTTCAGCCCAAGCAACTGCCTTTGCCGCTGCGGTCTTTACACCTTCAGGATAATCTGTAATGATTTCAGCAAAATCATCTTCAGTCATTTTAATTGGAACACAATTTGGTGAACCATCATCTTTTAATCCTATTGCTTCGTATCCTTCCCAACAAGCATCTTCTAATCCTTTTGATTCAGCAAATAAGTTTCCATTTCTTGGAACACCAGGTTTCCATTGTTTAGATGGGTCAGGTGAATCAATCGTTGGACCTGGTCTTGTGTCTGGTTGTAATGCCGGACTAATCTTTTGTTCTCTATCCAACCCTTTAGTTGAATTAGCATTATTTCTAATACTTCCTGAATCTTGTGCGTATAATAAACGCACCCATATATGACGACAATTGAATGAACCACGCCATAAAAATATATTGTAAAATCCAAACTCTTCGTTTGCTACTGAATCAGTTAAGTCAGCAATATCTTCATCACGATAAACCCTATTTTTAGACAACATATCAGAACAGAATTGTCTATTCTTTTCGTCTCTTGGACCAACATACTTAAATCTTACTCTATATTTGTCGGTGTCTAATGCTGATGGTTCATTTGGAGACGAGAATCTCTCT